CGAAGGGTTTCTGGTCGCGTGCCTCACCGACAGCGCCAGTGCCATTACGGCATCAGTTTCCAGCTTCTTGTCATCTAGCTTGTAGCCCAGCAGCTGGCGCCGGAGCTCCATCCAAGCACCCTTGCGTGGGAGCTTGAGCTGTTGCCGATCAATCACGGCCTTTAGATCTGCCAGAAGCTCCAGCTTCTTGGCTCTCGTGCCACCGAAGTCATAATCCCTCAGTGGCTTGATGATGCTAAACTCCTGGCGGAAAAGCTTCCCACCGAAGCCAGTCGAGTCAATGGTGCTGGTGCATGCAGCCCCGTCCTGGTTGTAGAGCAGGTGCCCCTCTCGCACCATGTTTACCACCGATGGGATTGTCTGCTTGCCAACCTTGCGTCGGCACCTAACCCCTACCATCATGTCGCGCTCCGTGTAGTCAATAGTGACTGCCCACGTTGCGTCTGATGAGATGCCAGGGTCTACGCCCTGGGAGTACCTGCGGCCCTTGGTCGGAGCAATCTCCTCTTCGAAGTCCACGAAGCACTTGTCGATCATGTCTGCGTTGAAGTACGCATCTCTCGCCTCGATGAAGTAACCGTCAATGTTCTGCGGTACCAGGTACTCTGCCTGCTGTCGTACGATTGATTCGAAAGTTGAGGCGTTAAGACCGAACCCTACGTTGTCCCTAGTCGAGAGCCGGAAGCTCATGAACTGGTCATCGCGGTCTGGGTTGATTGGGTTTCCCAGCTCCCACAGGTCTGCGTAGTCGTTGATGCCCTCAGTCGGTGTGCCAATGAAGTGTAGCTGTCCACCTGTCGAGAGTCGTCGGAGGTTCAGAACCTCTTGGTAGATCATGAGAAGATGTGGCTCGAAGGCTGCCTCGTCGAACGAGATGCCATTCATGTCCTTGCCCAGGAGTGCCTTAGCCTTGTCCTGGGTAGTGCGGAAGTGGATGTTTGCCCCACCAAAAATGGGGTCAACCTTGATCCACAGGTACTCACCACGGTACTTCTTCTCGAAGTTATATACTGGACCGATATCTTTCACTATTGGGCATCCCCTACCGCGCTGGGCTGGATGGCTTCCTTGAAGAAGCATCGATAGTTCCCTATGCACCAACTCGGCAGTTTCCTGCTGGATACCAATGTGATACCATTCGTAAGGCTCGGTAGTCCAACGTTCGGCGTCCTCAATGGACCCGTTAGTCGGGGGACGAAGTCCCAGCTTGTAGGTGGCAGAGTGCAGGACTCCAACCGCCATCCCCAAAGTCTTACCAGCCCGGTTGCCGGCGCTGCACACAGTGGTCAGGTATTTGGGCCTGAACCCTGTCTCATCACGGGCAACCATACCTTCTAACCAGGCCAGTTGGCCCGGATTGAGATTGACACCTAGCCAGCGAGAGGCAAAGAAACCGATGTCGGTTCGACCTCTGGCCAAATCTTGGGCAATCTCAGCATTAATATTCAAGCAGTTCTTCCTTTGTTTCGAGCGCTAATCGCCTTAGCCTTAGCCTTAGCGTCAGCTTTGCTGCTAGCTCCCCACGCTTGAAGTGAGAGCAGGAGACGCGTCGGTCGCCCCTTCGAGTCCCGCTCCGGCCCAGGCATGTTGCCCATGCGAGCCAGGAACGACGCTCGACGCGGATTGTTTCCGGACTTAACCGGTGCCTTGAGCGTGCCTCCCTTGTAGGAAGCACGCCCCTTAGCATTTAGCCCGCCCTTTGGGTTCTTTCCCTCTTTGCGGGTCCAGGCTGGTGTCTTAGCCACGCTGGGCTACGGTACGCTGACCGGCCTTGTTAGTACCAAAGAGAGTCTTGCCGCCCTTAGGAAGCTTCTTTCCCTTTGCTGGCTTAACCTTTCCTTTGGCGCCCTTCTTTCCATACTTTTCAGTAAGGAAAGCTGGCAACTTCTTGCCTGGCATTTAGTACTGTGGTCGGCGTGGTGGCTTTGACGTGGTTGGCTTGCGGCCAGCCCCGGAGCTAAGCGCAGCCCGTGCCTCGTTGTCGTTCATCATTACGCCCTTAACGGTCGTGATCTTCTTCCCGCTAGGAAGCGTCATCGTTCCGTTTGCGCTGACCTGCGAGCGACGCTTTGCGTTGTTGAGGGTTCCAAGCGAGCTGCGGAGGTTGTCAATCTGCGACCAGATTGCACGCTCCTTAGCGCCGTTTACGCCCTTCTTGTTGGTCTCCTTAATAAGCAGATTGATCTGCTTCTTAATGTAGTCCTTGTCGTTCTTGTACGTTGGGGCCACCTTTGGCTTTGGCTTTGGCTTTGCTGTCATGATTATTCTCCTGCTTTCACGCCGAAACTGGCGTCATTTGGATTCAACCAGCGAAGAATCACTGGAAGAACTGCGGCCACTCCGGCCGACACAATAGTCTTACCGGCGTCGCCGTTAAGATCAAAAACGCTACCGCCAAGCGCAATGAACTGCGCCAGGCAGGCGGCAAGGAATGAACGCCCCCAGGACGCCACTACTGCCTTAAGTTCCTTGTTCATTGTCTACCTCCTCTGCGATCAGAGTGTATGATCCGCCTCCCAGAATCCCAGCCATTGCGACGGCCAGACCACGGTCTGCGTTCTTTTCTTTTCTTCGGTCCAGCATCTCCTGGGCCCGGAGTCCCTCCGACAGAGTCGGCACTAGATCCCCGTTTTCGACCATCTTGAAAACGTATCCGCTAACAAGCTTGGCCAAGTCGCTGTTGGTAGCCTCAATCTGTACTGCCTGCTGCACCTTCTTGGCTACCTGTTTACGAGCATTCATGTGCTCTTCGGTAAGGTGCTGGCGCTTGTGATTTCCTAGTGTGATTCTGCTGATGTAGGCGTTCTCTGCCTTTAGCCACAGGCTGATCTTGATGTCTGACATACCCTCGGTCATCTTTCGATTGATGACGTCTACGAGTGGGCTCGCGCATACTGCGCACTTACTCAGTAGCTTCATTGCTCGCATCCGGATTTGGGATTAGGTCCACCTGGCAAACCCCGCACACGTACCAGGGAAGGTCGCCGCTCTCAGTGAGCTTAAGGATTGTGTTGGCAGGAATGCCTTTGTTCGGGCAGTTTTCTGTTTCACATGAAACCTGTACGCTAACAAACTCCATTTTTTACCTCACGTCTTAATGATGAAGTTAAGCAACGTAACCTTAGCTACGAGTGTTCCAAGACCATCTGACGATGTCACTGATGTTGTTCCAAGGCTTGTAACACCACCGGTAACGGTGTGGGTTAGGTTGGTACTCTCTGCGCCGGATGTTGTTGCGGCAATGTTGGTGGAGTGCGTGTGGGTCGTGCTTGGAAATGAGGTGTTTACAGCACCGCCACTATATGCAAGACTTGTCGTAGCACTTGGGCCACCAGAAGTTGTAGCCGCTGGGTCAACGGAGTGTGTGTGGTCTCCGTGTGTAGATACTGCAATCGTATCTGAGTGCCCGTGGGCAATGTTGGTGGTATGAGAGTGCGTAAGTGGTGTTCCAGAGCTTGGGGAAAGCGCACCTGCGTTGTTGCTAATAGCCGCGACTGTTGCCGCTCCAGCGGCAAAGCGGTCTCGCATATCTGGGAGTGCAAACGTCCCAGATCCAACTCCGAAGACTGCCGCAAGATCTGGGTATGTTGCCTGGCTGATTGTTTGCCCATCTAGGAACAGCCAGCCAGTTGGGGCAGTTGCCGTTGGCCACATGACGATTGCTCCGGTGGGGGCTGTTGGACCGGCTGGGCCAGTAGGGCCGGTAGCTCCCGTATCGCCAGTGTCTCCCTTAACGCCCTGTGGTCCGGTTGGGCCGGTCGCCCCAGTGGGACCAGTCGCCCCTGCGGGTCCAGTGGCACCCGTTGGGCCCTGCGGACCAGTCGGTCCTGTTGGGCCTACCGCACCGACAGAGACAATAATCAGCAGGACGCTATGGCTATTTGCAAAGTTTGTAGTCCCAGTTCCGCCGCTTGCAAGAAGTGTTACTGGGAAGTTGTCCCAAGTAGAGTTGTCTGTTCTAGATGATGTCACTTCCCATTTCTGGTAGTTTGCGGCAGCATTCTCGTCTTGAATAATAAAAATATCGCCAGCGTCTACTAGGTCCAAAAAGATATTGGTGTCTTCGTTGTCGGCATCAAGGTGGCTAATCCTGAGTTCCGTTGCGCTGGTTTGTGTTGAGTTATTCCAGCCCAACTGATTGCTTGTTGGATCACCAGATGTGGTGTTGGTTCGGGTTAGATACCTATAGTGCGAGACTGATCCGCCGTTTGCCCCCTGCGGACCAGTTGGGCCTTGCGGGCCGGTGGCACCAGTGGCCCCTGTCGCTCCGGTAGAACCCGTTGCACCAGTCGCACCAGCTGGTCCAGTAGGGCCTGTTGGGCCGGCTGGGCCCTGTGGGCCCGCAGGTCCCTGCGGCCCTGGTGTTCCGCCAGCAGTTTCTAGTGAAGTCACGCGAGCTCTAAGAGTAGCACCCTCGTCCGAGTCTAGCCACACCAGGGTAGGCTCTACGGGACCGATGTCCTCGTTGAACTCCTCGTAGTATTCGTCAGGGATCTCGAACACGGTATTAGCAGGGCCCTCAATGAGCAGCCCATTCCACCTCAGCGAGATTGTCCTTCCGAACCTGAATCGTGCCATTAAGACTCCTTAATACTCTCTATATATATCCAGGCTTGTCAAGAGCTGTGCACATCTACGCCAGGCAGCAGTCTAGCTACCACGGTGGAGAGTGCATCGGCTGAGCGCTCAATCTCCTTCTCGAAGATGGCTGAAAGGAGGGCGTATGACTCGCTGCCAAGCACGTTTGAGAGGGACTCTACAGCTCGCTCTGGGCCTGCGTAGTGGACGTGGAGCAGCTCGTGGGCTACGATCCGGCGCTTCTCCTCTGGGTCTAGCCCCCAGAAGTCGCTGGACACCCGTAGAGTAGCGGTCCATAGGTTGTCTGATACCTCGATATCGGCCCAGTTATCCTCGTCCGCTGGGTGCCGCGATACCTCTACCTTCCAGTTGGAAAGCCCAAATACCGGAAGGCACTTGTTGACGTACGCCTGAAGATCTTGTGTGTTGAACATTATCCGCCCATCCTTTCTAGCTCAGCTATATCCCTATTAACTACTGGCATGACGTCCCTCACACCCGGGGTTCTCGTTCTCTGCTCCATGAGCGAGTTAGATCTTGCAACGTTGTTTGGTACCTGGCTGGCTGGCGACTTGCCAGTGACCGCTGAGTACAGGTTGTCTGCAATCATGTACCCAGCCGTGCTGCCTGCAAGGCCGCTTACGAACGCACCAGGTCCAGTGAAGAGACCGGCACCCGTACCTGCGATACCGCCGACCACGGAGCCAGTGATACCAGCGAGCGCTCTAAGCATGTCCCCGCCAGTCGCGTATGTCAAACCCAGGCCCGTAGCAGCTGCCACAGGACCGCCGACCTTAGGCACTGCGCCAAGAGCTTCGAATGCAACCTGGCTTGGTAGTGAGGCAAGGGCAATCTCCTTAGCCTGCTCGTCAGCGCCGAACTGCAGGTACGCTGCAAGAGTGCCGGCAATCGTACCGCCAGCAATACCAGCCTTTGCGCCAGGGGAGAACCTTGGGAGCTTGCTTGATGGGCCGAGAACGTTATTCGACACCATGTCGATCGGTTCTGGGCTTGATGGACGTGCAGAGTCCCTCTCAAGGCCAAGGGCCTTGTTTCGGAAATCCAGGACGTTAGCGGCTTGTCGTGCGGCCTCGTCCATGTCTAGCTGCTCAGCGTACGTTCCGCCCTGCTTGATTCGCTCAAGCACGGCCTTAAGTGCTCGAGAAGTCCTGTCGTCGCCTTCGATGTCAAGAAGCTTGAGCGTTCTTACTGGTCCCTTGCCTCGCCTCGAGAACGGACCGGCGAACGTGCCATCCTGCTCAAGGCGTGGCTTCAGCGCATACTTCGAACCCTCAGGGGTCTCTACCTTCTTGAACGCGCTTGGGTCAAGGTCATCTTCAGTGATGAAGCTGCTGTCAATGCCCTGCTGGTCGAGATCTGTCTTCATAATCTGGAAGAACCTAGCTCGCACTGCGGCATCAAGGATGATCTTCATAACCTTAGATCTGTCGTCGCCCTTGACATGGTCTGGGAGTTCGTCAAACAGGCTTCCAGAGATTTCGTCAGCGTCAAAGCCTTCGGTGAACACAAGGTCGTACGGCTGGGCTCTGGCGAAGTCCTCTGCGCTAGCTACGCCCTCAGCTTGGCTAAGGATCTCAGATTCCCTGCGGACTACCTTGATTGCCGAGTCAGCACCAGCGCTGCGGATAACTGCCTCAATGTCATCGGCAGTCAGGGACTGGAGTCTGTTGGCATCGCCCTGCATGGTGGCAAATGGGTCGTCAAAGGCCTCCCCACCAGCCTTGACCTTGCCTTCCCTGTCAACGCCACCTGGGGCGTACGGTGTGGATACGGACTTCTGGCTTGGGTAAGTTGGGGATACCGACAGGGAGAACTTCGGCATGCCGGTCTTGGGGTCCATGGTTAGGTAGAACCGGAGCTGCTTCTTCTTGCCTGCGGACTTATTCTGTGCCTTGGCGTATCGGATGATTTCCCTCAGCCCACCAGCCAGCTTGCTGGTTCTCATGGTCGACATTTCCGTCACAAACTTCTCCATCTCCTCGACGGTGAAGGTGGCATCAAACGCGCTCCCTCTTCTGGCAGATGAGTTGTACTGTGGATTCTTTACCTTAGGTTCTGGGTACGTCTTGTTCCCATTGACGTCGGTGAAGTAAACGTCTGGGACCATGACTGTGCCGTTGTTGTCGAATACGAAGTTAAGGATCTGGTTGAACCTGTTCTCCTTGCCCTTTACCGTCGTAGCGGCAGAAAGTGCCCGGTTGATCGTCTTCACGAACGCGTCTCCGTCGCCATCCGCTGCAACGTGCTCAGAGTAAAGTGCCCACGCTCTGTTTGCAAATGCCCTGCGCTCGTCGACGCTCATAGGATCAAGTACGCGATTAACTCGTGGGGCAGGTCTCTTGGCTACTGGAGCCTCGATAGGTTGTGGTGCTGGAGCCTCCTTGCCCTTAATCCTGCTACGAAGAGCCTTAATAGCAGCTTCCTCTTCTGCCGTCTCAAGCGCGTTAATCATGTTGGTGAGAACCTTCTCAGGGATCTTCCCTTGTCGCTCTCGCTCCATGATCGCCTGGACCCACTCCTTGCCATCAGGGGACGACGCGGAAATAGTTCTACCATCCTCAAGAGTGTGCTGCAGGCTTTCGCCAATCTCCACGCCGGTGTACGGGGTGGTCTGGCCTTCAGCCATATTGGTTTGTGCAGCGATCTGTGCTAGCTCGCTCTTGTAGTCGGTAACAGCCTCAGCAGACCCTCCGGATCTCTCCGCCTCAGCGGCACGTTCTTCTGAGGAAGTTTCGCTTTCAGCCATCATCTCTGTGCTGGTTGAGTAGACATTAGGGGTCCGCTCCCTGAGCATTCGGCGTGCCACGCTAAAAGCAAACTCCCGTGCCAGGGCGTCAGCATCGTCAACAATAGGCGTATCCCTAAAGGACGGCTTACCCTTTCGGGTAGAGACAAAGTTATCTTCTACCTCGATATCCGTATAGACCTGCTTGGTGAGTTCATTTGCCACGTCAAGCTTGTCTCCGGTCGCCGCAAAGATGTCGAATAGTACAGCGTTTAGGATGGCTGGCTCACGGGTCTGGTACCTGTGTAGAGCAAGAGCCCTTCTGTAGCCAAGATCCCTGAGCATCTCGCCTCTAAGCTTTACGACCCCTCTAAGTGCACGCCACCCAATCTGGCCTTCTCGCTCAACGAAGTTAGGGTTCGGAACCATCTGGGAAACGTCACGGGCTCGTACGCGTAGGATGTAGAAGTAATCTGCGACGAGCTGGTCAAGAGCCCTCTGGCTCTCTGGGGTGAGGCCCTCCGGCCTCATGAAGTCTTCCATGGTGAACTGGGGCAGAGCCTTTACGTCAGCTTCAGCTGGCGCCTCACCACCGGCCCCTGGTGCAAGTGCCTGCATCCGCTCCTTGGTTCTGGTCTCAGCGACTGAGGCAGCAAACGGAGAATCGGTGTCGTACTCACCGTGGTCTGCAAACGAGTACTCTCTGCCGAAGTGGTCGACTCTCTCGCCAGCTTCGGTGAAGTTTCTGTATGCCTTATCAGACTCCGACATCGTCTCGTCGACTGGGTCAAGACCCTGCTCAATGCGCTCTTGGCGGTCTCGTGCACGGCGCTCTGCGCCCTGGAGGAACACAGGCTGCTGTTGGCGGATCTCCATAGCCACAACATCGTTGTAGTTGTCCTCAATGAGGTCGACGCCATCCAGGGTTCTACCTAGCTGAATATCATTGCCAATAACAAACCGGAGACCTTCGTCAAACTCGATATTGGTTGGGCTATTATCTGTGTAGTCTGCGAAGTCTTCGACACCAGGCGCCATGCTTACTCGCTCACCAACCGCAACAGTCCTAAACATCCGCACTGTGACAGGCTTGCCTGTCTCAGCGTTGAGCATTGGTGTTCCGTCTTCGTTCTTTAGCTCAAGGTTGTACGGCTCCTCAACCATCTTGTAGGTAAACCCTGGCTCTCGAGTGTATTCAGAGCTGAGCAGGTACATACCCTGGAACTTGCCACCCTTTGCTGGCTTAAGTGGGGTGGTAATCTGCTGATCTGGGTCAAATGGCTCACCGAATCGGGCTGCATCTCTCTGACTGAGCAGCGTCTTGTCGTTATGTGCGAAGGTCATGTGGACAACAGGGTCAACATCAATCCTGAAGTACTTAAGTTCGCCAGTAATCGCTGGGTATTCGGCCCTATCGCCTAGCTTGAATGGCTTGCTGACGCGTGAGCTTGGGCCAGCGTCGTCTTCGAGCGCCGATACCTCTTGTGCGAGCTTAAGACCGGTCTCGTCGCCAGCCTTGAATGCGTACATGCCCTTGCCGATGTAGTACGTGAGGCCATCAATGGTGACCTGGCTCTGTCTGCTGCCAGTAACGTCCACAAGGTAGACCTTGCCCATGGCATTTGATACGTCGTTGTAGATGGCATCTGCAATACCGTCCACAAGTGACGCATCTCTGGTGTACTTAGTGAACGCACCAGGCACGATTGCGATCTCGTCTGGGGTACCAGGGGTGATATATGACGGATGCTTGTCAGCAAGGAGCTTCTTGATAGCCCGCAGTACCTCAACTTCCTTCTTCGGGATGCGAGATACCCACTCTACGCGTGCGCTTGAGTCGGTGCTGATGTGCATACCGATTGTAGCTCTGCTTGTATTTGTCCTGCCTGTCTCTCCCTCGTTGACTGAGGCAAGTCCGGCGTATGGATTCTCAAATCCGTCGAACTTGTCGGTCACCAAGCCGAGTTCGTCGAGCGTCATGTACTGTGGGTGGACCTCTCCGTTGATGTCAAACGCGTATCGGCGGTACGGAGTGCCAGCCTTGTAGGTGGCGTGCAGCTGTGCCTCGTCGTAAACGTATCTGCCTCGCTTGCCACGTGACTGTGGTGGCTGCGCACCAGCAGCAAGTACCGCTTCGGAGATCTTGTATGGGTCTCTGTCGCCTGGATCCTCTGGGAGGACCTGCGCAGGGTCGATGTCGGCACGCATTCGGATGTACTCGAAGATCGGATCGATCTGCTCGAGTGCGCGAAGGTACGGAAGTCCGGAGTATTTGTCAGTTCTGAGCCTGGATGGCAGAGCCTCTCCAGCAAACTCTGAGTCGATGTCCTGCTCGATCCCGGCAAGCAAGTTGGTAACTAGGTACAAGCGCTTTGCCACCTCTGGATGGCTCATCAGCGGACCAAGATCTGCGGCGTTCTTCTGGATTCTGGCAAGTACGCGCTTCAGGTCGTTGTTCACGCGCTTGATTTTGACTTCTGCTGCCTGCGCATCGGCCCCTGGGTACGTGTATGCTGGTGCATCTGCGCCAGTCTTGGCGAATGCGCTCTGTGGAACGCCAGCGTTCTCTAGGATTCTGGTGATGAGGACGTCATTTTCGCCCTTACCAAGCTCGATTGTCTTGGTCAAGATGCGGTCGCGCATGAATCGGATGGCAGCCTGCACGTCGATTTCGCGCCCTTGCGCTCTTTTTAGCATGCCGACGTTCGGTAGGAACCCTTCGTCGATCATGGTGTAGATCTCTTCGCTCACAGGTGCCTGGGCATCAAGCATAGCAATCACCAGGGCAGCTGAAACAAGCTTATCGGTAGGCAGGAATGCGATCCTACCAGCTCTGGTAAGGACCTTCGCCTCCTCAGCCTGCATCGCCCGCAGCGCCTGCTGCAGGTTGTACCCCTGCGCTGTGCTCTCCGTCATAGCAAGATCCCTAATATTCTTAGACGCCTTGTCTAGAAGCGATCCCTTCTCTCCCTCAGCCTGGGCCATCGCGTTCAGCATGTCCGCAGTCTGCTCAGTTTCTACTTGGCTTAGCGCATACTGGCCCTTCTTTGAGCGGAATGCTCGTAGCCGCTCGCCTTCTGATGGGTCTGGATTCTGAGCGCGGATGTCTACCAGTCTACGCTTGGCTTCTGGGTGCCCCTTACGGTGCTTGCGCCAGGTGTCTGCTGTTCCGCCGTCCTTCGGGGTCTGGTTCTTCATGTTCGGATCAAACGTCATGGCTACCAGGAAGTCGCGTGCGTCGCGTGCAACGAGGCTGTTGCGTGCTTTCATCCCCTCATTGCCCTGTGTGCCATCGCCAAATGTGACGACAGCGCCACGGTCAATGGCCTCCTGGATCTGCTTTAGCGAAGATCCGGACTCTACCTTAAGGGCCTTGTCGAACAGTGAGTGGTAGTAGTTAGCGGTGTTGCCTGCAGTACCAAAGCCACCGTTCCTGAACGACAGCTTCCCGTCTGGCCCGACGATCAGCTCTGCCGGAAGGTGCAGCACAAGGCCACCTACCTTGCCGTCAAGGAACAGCTGGACAGCTACGTGGTCAGCCCACGCTGCGCCGCCGGAGATTAGGACGTCGTTTGGCTTGACCGCCCCGCCGATGTACTTGACAAGGTATCGGTAGTCGCCCTCTGTCAGTCGTGCCCCATCTTCTCGTCGCCCTGCCGTGCCAATGATGCCCACGTATCTGCCGTCAGTTTCTGGCAATGTATACGGCTGGGTCTCGCCCTCGATACCAAAGTCACCGTCAGCGGGCGCCGCCGTTGCTTTGATTTGTTCTGGTGTCGCCGTCATGGACTCGAACGCGCTGCTGGCGCCACCGGCAGGATTCGAACCTGCGGCCAAAGGCTTAGAAGTCCCCTGCTCTGTCCCCTGAGCTACGGTGGCATCTGTGGGGGTCGTCGCCGTTACTTGCGTTTCGGGGGTCTCAACCGGGGGCATAGGAGCCTCTGGGAGGCCTGTAGGAGCCACGGAGGGCGTAGTTTCCCCCATAGGTGGTACCGGAACATCCCCCGGTGCCATACCGATGCTTGTTGCTCGGCTAACTGGGGCTTCGGCTGGAGCGCCCTGGGCGGCAGCGATGTCAGCCTGGGTTTTGGCGTTGAGGTCTGCATCGTATTCCGCGGCGATTGCCTGGCCAGGGGTGATCTTGGTGTTGTAGATTGTCTTGGCGTATTCGGCTGCGTCGTAGCCCTCTGAGGCAGCCAGGCGCTCAATCGGCTTCTTGACCTCTGTGCCAGTGGCGAGATCCTGGAGGACGGCGAACCCATCCTGGGTCGAGCCCATGATCTTGTAGACAGCGGTGATGCGGACGACCGCAGCTGGCTTGCCGCGGACGGTAAGGAGAAGATTGGCTCCAGGGACTACGCCCTTCTTGGGTGCGTACTGGCGGCTGGTTGAGGTGCGCTCACCAGCGATGACCTTCTCAATGTTGGAGCGCTTGTCGCCCCTGACGGCTGGCGCAATGGCAAGCTTGCCACTTGCTGTTCTTTCTCCAGCGGTGTAGTTCATCTCCTCCGACGGCAGGGAGCCGATGGAGTCTGGGTCTGGTTCGCCTACGTACTCGTACTCGATGTAGGTCTGGTACGGCGCTGGCTTGGATGGGGCGGCTGGAGCAGAAGTACCCCCAGCTGCCGGAGCGGAGGGGGCGGCAGCAGCTGGGGGTGTAGGTGTTGGGGCCTCTGCCCTAGGGGTCTCTTTCTTCATTCCGGCAAACGGATCCTTGGCCGCACCTGCTTTGGGCGCAGCCGGAGCAGCCTTACCTTCCACCTGCTGGTCAACGGTTCTGTTGACGAGGCGGTCGATCTGGGCCTGGATCTCCTTTGGATCTGGAATCTTTGCCATGTTGCCTTTCTGGTGCACCCTCTAAGAGGGTATAACTTTCTATTTATAACCCGTAAAACCGTATTAGAGGGTATATCTATCACCCTCTATTTATATCCAATCGTGTCAAGGGTTTACCAACATTAAGGTTTCTTATCAGATGGGTATGTCCAGTCCGGAGGTTGGGTAACCCCACCAAACGGGCTATACCGCAGAAAAGCCCGAGTGGGACCCCCGTCCCAAAATCGGGCAGTCTGCGGGTCTGCCCCCCGAAGCGAGCAGCGTAACACAGTATACGCTGGCGGCACGGGGGGGAGAACGGGGCTCGCCTTGTTGAGGGGGCGGATGTACTGCCCCCCGAAGATCGCGGCGTCAAGCGTCGCGGGAAGGAGGAGCCAATGGCTCTAACCAAGATCACGGGCATCGTGCAGGGCGAGCACGATCACCCCAGCGCAGCGCCACGCACTGGCGCACTGGACACAGCGGACATCACCTACGACAAGGGTGGGAATGTAACCTATGCTCAGGTTGTGATCGAAGAGGTCAACGACGAGGGCAAGGTGCACTTCTACCCAGTCATCGCACGCGGTGATGCAGCGGCAGCACTCGCAGCGGCACAGTGGACGACAGTCACCGTATTCGCCACAAGCGAGCGGATGAGCGACGGACGCTGGACGAAGCCACGCGTAGTGGAGGTGCAGGCAGAGACCAAGTAACGCGCAAGGTAGAGCAATGGAGGGGGATGGCTACGGTCATCCTCCTCCATCTCTTTTTCAGGGCACGGCTATTCTGGTAACCTGACGATGACATTTTATATACAATGGAAGGATACGATAGCATGCACAGTAACAATGTGGATATGGTGATAAGGCAGGGGCTAAGGGGTATGGACGAGAGACAGTGTATTACCCCCTCTCCCTGCTCTCTTGCGGTAGACCGTTCGGTCTGCCCCCCTAATAGGTTAGGGTCAAGCATAGTTGAAAAGGAGATGACAAGTGAACTGCCCATGGTGTGATCAGCCTAGCGTAATGGGAATGCAAGGGTTCTGCTCAAAGGAATGCTTAGAAGAAGCAGGATATGAGTATGAAAAGTACCTTGATAAGTTCAACGATTATATGGCAGGGTATCCAGTAACATTTGAGAAGATCAAGCGTAAGAAGAAGGAGGAGCAATGATCTGCCAAGCAATGGAAGGTAAGCGGCTATGTACCTATGATGGTATACGTACAGTCAAAGGTAATAAGAGGCTATGTATCTTACATATAGACACCTATTACAGGGGTGAACAGATTAAGTGGGCGCCAAAGCGCCTACTATCCTATGAGATTGAGCGCCGAGCGTCAGCAGCAGCTGAGCGCAGTCGCATCAACAGATTGAATGAGGACTATTATGTGCGTAACATTCGGTGAGTTCCACTTCCTATCAGGTGCGCTAGCAGGAGTATCCGCAACCATCATTGCCCTATGGTATATGGGCGGAAAGGAGGTACGATAATGGATCTTGCAGCATTCCTATGGACTATCATTGCATCCATTATTGGCACGGTCATGGGCTTGACGCTCATGATCCTAGCCGATAAGGCATTTAGCATCTGGAACTAGGAGGATATATGCCAAGTAATCAGATCATGCGCAATGCTATTGACAAGGCCATGGTATACAGGCAGTTGCAAGCAGATCGACAGTTGTGCTGCGATCCGTACGACTGCATGTGCCATGAGATGTGCGACTCAGAGTTAGGGTATTGCGGCGGATGCAAGGCATTCGCCAGTGCATACAATGATTTGCTGAGGTATTGCGAGAAGCGCAATGTCAGCCTCAGGGTAGTGTTCGGTATAACTGAAGCTATCGTGAAGCAAGATCGTCAAGATTACTATAAGTACACAATGTACAATGACAATGCCCCATCACACTGGAGTGATGGAGGCAAGTACGAGTAACAATGAGGGGTTGCGCAAGGTAGGTGAAGCCGAGCGCAGCCCCTCATTTTATAGCAATAGAGAGCGGAGATGGCAGCCTGACGATGGCAAGTCGATGGCCCCTCCCTGCTCTCTTCGTGGAGGCGGCGCTGGTCTGCCCCCCGAAGAATATAGCCAGCAAGGAGGCGTTATGGACGCAAGTAGCAATAAGGTCACAGTAGACCTACACTTTGGGTTTAGCAAGGGGGATGCAGATGAAGCACTTAGTATCCTGATCTCAGGATTCTATATGCTTAAGTCATTCCAGTCTGACCGAGTACGATTCCGCGATGCATTTCCGGAAGTGTTTACCAAAGGTGAAGCAGAGATGGTAGCACTAGGTGCAACTGAAGAGGAAGCAGTTGATGCTACCTATCAGGCACTCGAACAATACTTTGATCTGCTCAGCAAGATGGTATACATGCTAGGCTATGAACTAGCGTCAGAGATGGAGGCCCCATTCCCAGAAGAGCCCGATCTTACCAGCCATCGGCAAGTGTCAGAACTAGATAAGAAGGAGGTGATGGATGAACTAGAACGTATCATGAATACTAACAACTAAAGGAGTGATTATGGTAAACGATATGGTATTTGAACCAGACGACGTGAGTTGCACCGATGGTGATCATCGTGCAATGATCGAAGTCGTGACATTTACTGAGGTTCCCGACAGTCACTTCTCAACCTATGTTAATGGTAACATTGACAAAGTTGTAAGTGAAGTCAAGAAGCTCAAGGAATCAGCATCACCAAGCACATCATTGTATGTGTCGTGGTGCTGCAAGCAATGTGAGGAGGCAGCTAATGGCTGACATTAACGAACTCAGGGATACCCTTGAGTCTGCTCAAACCAACCTTGAGTCTGCATCATGGGATGCTGACCAAGCAGCTGACAATGCACGGGATGCAGTCCGCAACGCGGATGAGGCATTGACCAATGTGTCAGCAGCTATTGAGCAGCTCGATGATATCATCGGGTATAACAAGCACGATGTAGACAGTGCCATTCGGCATCTGAAGTACATCGACAAGGTACGTGCATTGTATCTCGACCGACTTGAGAACCTTATTGATGGCAATCAAGTCGAGAGTAGGCACAAGTACGGCAACCTTGTTTCATTTATTGAGATGTTGTTTAGCTCAGAGAATGGACAGCTAGTGTGGGATGAAGCCTACAATCTAGAGTCTTTCTATGACGACAACCAGTTTGGTTATAAGACAGTTAAGAAGGAGGTTTCAAATGGCTAAGACAACCGATAACAAGTGTGGTGCACCAAAGCTTAAGGAACTCCCAGCTGAGTTCAACCAGCAGGTAAGCATCGAAGTACCAAGCGCATCTATCATTGGCTTGATCATGCAGGCATCACTGCCTGAACTGGCCAAGCGTGTTGGCAAGGGTAATACATACAGCAACAGTGTCTCTGGTAATATCAAGGCACTGAATATTGCTACAGCTCTTGACATGAAGGTTGATGAAATCAACACTGCATGGGATGGTTACCATGGATTCAAGACAGTCCTTAGTGATGCAGGATTGCTGCGAGAGTGGCGAACTCAGAGAGCAGGTTGTGACTTCACTGAGGGTGTAAGCACAGATGATCTGTACGATAGTACAGTAGCTGAGGTGCACATCACCTTCACTAAGAAGTTGAAGGACAAGAAGATCTTGGCATCAAAGGGTGTCAAGTAATAGATAAGTAGGGTGCAGCCGGATGGGTTAGAGGTGTGGTTCACCACCCATCCGGCACACGCTACGGAAGGAGTAGTTATGTGCGACAAGTCATACAACGGTTGGACGAACTGGGAGACATGGAACACAGCACTATGGATTGGAGAAGTGGACGGCATGGGCGATGCCATCTATGAACAAGCGCTCAAGGAACTTGAAGATGCAACAGACGATGAGAAGGTAGATACAGATCAAGCTAAGTATGCATTGGCTAAGTGGCTTGAAGATTATACAGAAGAGATGTTCTTCGGACACATTGACCGAGACGAGCTGCATGGGCCAGCATCTGACGCAATCTTCATTGGCTATCTACCAATGGTAGATTTCTATCAGATTGCTAAGCATTACATTCATGACGCACAGGAGGGACTATGAGCACAGTTATTGAAAGCGGCAATACAGAGTCTGGTATCCGGTGGGAGACACATATAGATTATGACTACGATACAACGGATATTCGTAGCGATTTCTATATCATCGGCACTCGTGGTACCGGCAGGCACATTGCAGTTGACGAAGTATGCGATGGCATGGATGAGTTCGATGCTGCACTCAAAGCAGAGAGCATCGTGTACTACCAACCGTTGTTCATGCTGGCACACAGCGGTGTTAGCGTCAGCTTGGGTGGATACAATGATCCATGGGATAGCGGTCAGTGTGGATTCGCATGCATCACTCGCAAGATCGCAGACGAATGGGGTTTACTACCACATCAGTACGAGGGATTCCTTCGTGATGCAGTAGAAAACTTCGACGCATACCTCAGGGGTGAGGTATTCCGATTTGACATCTATACATATAACAAGTGCAAAGAGTGCGGATGCACTAACACTGAGACACTGGATGGATGCGGAGGGTATGTGTATCCAGGTGGGTATGCTAAGTTCTTTGAGGAAGTAGTAGATCCAGCCATTGCTGAATGCGAGCGCAAGCTAGCTGAGGCTGAGCATCAAGCAGAGAAGGGGGTCAAGTCAGATGATTAATAGTAGAGATGTAGCTATTGCAACAATAATCATTTGCCCTAACTGCAATAGGGTATTTGATATGTTTGATGAAGAGCAGTCTCAAGAGTGGACATACGGACACGACTGCTTCTTAGAGGAGGAGTAATGGTAAACTTTGACGCAATGCGACAGGCAGAAAAAGAAGCGCAGGATAAGCATGTAGATGCAGAGGTAGCATACATCACGAAAGAGATGATCGATCCCCTCATCGGATGCAAGGTAGTGCGTGGATATGTAGATCGAGAAGACATGGATGGCATGCCAATCTTTGCCAACCCATTCCCAGTACTGGTATTTCAGAGGGAGGATGGCCTTGAGATGCACTATATTATCTCATCAGATGATGAGTGCAATGAAGGTGGCAGGTTGCTGCAAGTTAGATAGGAGGTAGCATGAAGATACTAGACATAGAGCTAAGCGATAAAGAGGTAGTCAGCATCTACACCACTGCGCTCGAAGGTGGCATTGGATACTGGGCCATCGCAGACGAGTACAAGTGGCAATACTTGTACGAGGACTGGGAGAATGACATCGTTCATCCTCTTGAGCCAGACCAAGTACTAGTAGTTCTATCAGATACAGAAGACGATGACTTCAAAGATGAGCAGCTAACACCGGCTAAGATCAGAGCTGGTGTCAAGTTGCTCATCGAGAAGTATCCTCACATGTATCAGATCATCAACGACAACGAGTTCCATGTGGATGCAGATGGAGCTGACGCAGTAGTACAGCTGGGACTATTCGGTGAGATAGTATACGGCTGAAATAGATACGCCATGGTAGATGAGTCCTTCCCATCTACCATGGCACTTTTTTTATTTTAGCGGAACACCGAACGCCCCAGACCTGACGATGGCGAAGCTAGTTGGAGTACTCCTTCTTATTCGAGCCACGCTCTGTTATCGCTGCGCCTGCCTTCTTACCTGGCGGGGGCGGCACGATTAAATCTTCTGCCCCTGGTACCCCTTCGTTAATCATCATCCGGCGTAGGCCTTGCAATGATTCCGACCAGCCCTCGTCATACCCTGCGTCGAAGGCATCCTGTATGAGCTTGGAGATACTCTCTACTGCGTGGTCGCAAAGGTCGAAGCATCCGCAGTCGATGGAAAGTTGCAACGGTTTGGTTACTGACATGTCACCCCCTAAAGCTTGCGGTCGACTTGACGAACTCGAGATCGCACACACCGGTCGGACCATTGCGGTGCTTGGCAATCTTGCAGCTGACTACCTCAGACTGCTTGGTGAAGTCGGGTTGTTCTTTGCGCCAGAGCATGAGCACCATGTCTGCGTCCTGCTCGATGGCACCGGAGTCACGCAAGTCGGAGAGCCGGGGCTCGCCGGTATCACGGTACTCACTCATGCGGCTGAGCTGGGACAGCGCAATGATCGGCACGTCCAGCTCACGAGCGATGCCCTTGAGTGCGCGGCTGATGTCGGCCACCTCGTTGACCCTGTTCTGATCCTTGCCGCTGCGGTCAGGGACCATGAGCTGCAGGTAGTCGACGATGATCAGGTCAACGCCACGCTCAGCTGCAATCTTGCGGCACTTCGACCGCATCACAGATGGGCTAGCAGTTGGCGAGTCGTCGACGTAGATGCCAAGCTTGCCGACTGTATCGGCCCACTGCTCTAGCTCGCTCATCTGCACCAGGTCGATGCCGCCATTGCGAATAGCAGCGAGCGGGATACCTGACGCTGACGATAGGATGCGTGCGCCTACCTGCTCAGCGCTCATCTCGATGGAGAAGATAGCTACCTTCTTTCCTGAGATGGCAGCAGACAGCGCCATGCTAGTAGCGAGCGCTGTCTTGCCAACGCTTGGACGAGCAGCAAGGATGACGAGGTCTGACTTCTGCCACCCCCCAGTGATGGCATCGATCTGGCTGATGCCGGAGCGTACGCCTGGGCGTAGCCCGTCGATGACGATGGACTTGACTCGCCCCTTCGTCATGTTCATCAGGTCGAGTGCGTCGTTCCACCTGGCAGCACGGCGCTTGTTGCCGATGCTGAACAGGATCTTCTCCGCCTCGTCGATGGCAGTAGCTGGGTCTTCCGGCATCTTGTATGCGCTCTCAACAATCTCAGTGCCAGCCTTCACCAGCCCACGCAACACAGCCATTCGCTCGACAATGTCGTAGTAGCTCTTGGCATGGATGGACGTAGGCACTGAGTCTGATAGCTCAGCTAGGTACAGCATGGGCACGGACTTGCCAGCTAGCGCATCCGATACCGTGACGATGTCGACTGCAGCACCGGACGTGTGTACGTCTACGATGGCACGCGCAATCTTTACATGGCGTGGTTCGTAGAAGTCGTCCGGGTTTAGCTCGAAGTCAGAGAGCACCGCCTGGTCGATGAGGATCGACCCTAGCAGTGATCTCTCTGCCTCAATAGAGTGCGGGGTTTGATGCATAGAGTACCTCCTCTTCCACTATTGTTGTGCCACATGTCTCCATAAAGATGTCGCCATGGACTATCTCTATCTTACTCTCGATCTCTGCGCAACCCCAGGCATCACAGTTGTAGCAGCCCACTGACGTCGACTGCCGGTCGCCACGTACCAGGCGAGGCTCGTGCCCCTTGGTTAGGGCGAACCGAAGGGCAGCTGCCTCGAGCTGGCCGATCTTCGTTCGTTCGCGGAAGTACTTATCCCTCTTGCTCATCGTCCGCCTCCTTAACTCTATCCCACATGTAGCAGGGCTTCATCGTCCCTGCGTCGATCTGCTTGCGGTACTTGCCGCAGATGGGGCACTCGCCCACTCCGATGTCAGCGTCCTCTGTATCGTACATAGTAAGCCTCCATGGTTACTAGCACCCTGCCTGTCCCCAACGTTGACAGTCGCATGAATGCCGCCGGAGACAAGTCTATCATATTCTTTGTCTTCTTGCTGCAGAGGCAGTCGCGTACCGTCACGATGACGCAGCGCTCCGGGTACTTGACCCGGCATACCTTCACCTGGTACGGCTTATCGTAGAAGCCGAAGCCAGGCACAGCTGCGTACATAACGAGTTCGCCCCCACGTCCGCCCTCAGAGACCGGAACGTAGGGGCTACAGGTATTGCGATACCCACCGTAGCAGCCCTTAGGACCGCCCGGTGTGGTATCGCCATACCATGTGGCGTAGCCAGTCTGAACTCCCGTAGTTTGAAAGGCCAGCGCCACTGTTAAGAGTAGTGAGCTAATCATCTATGTCCTCCGTACTGCGACCGTTGAGGATGGCATTCATCCTGCATACGTCACAGCTACGGTAGTCCATGTGCTCATGCTTTGTCAATGGGTCCTTCTTCTCGAGGCCACCCAGTGACTCATACTCAATGCCAAACCTGCGGCAATACTCGCGGATGCCAATACCCATACGCTTGGCATCCTCCTTAAAGAAGTCAGCTGCGTCCTGATCTTGTCTCTTGGTCACGCCACTTCTCCGCTAGCTCTACTGCTATCTGACGAGCTGACTCCGGACCAAGTAAGTCAGTGCCTTCGGCCAAGACAGAAGCCAATGGGGTGCTCCTGTCATGGTGCGCAACGTGTGCCTTCCACCCACCATTACCGTAGATGACGGTGATGGATGCAGCCCTCTTGCCGTTGATCAAGATGGGCATTACTTCAATCTCCGGAAGGGACATCGTCTACCTCCCGTGATACCTCGCTCCACTTCCCCTGCCCAAGAGCAATGAGGATGGCAGCGTAGTTAATCGTATCGATGAGCGCATCGTGTACCTCTGGACCGTACCAGTCCTCATCGACAATGAGCTGACCGTTGACGATCTTCCCATTGAGCGCGTTCGAGATACGCCCCACCTTGTCCATTGCCATGCGGGAGAAGACACCAACCGGGCCCAGGTTCTCTACGTTGACAGGACCATACGATGCCTGTCGTAGAACCATGATGCTGTGTGCCTCAGAGAACAGGTCCCTGAAGTAGTGGCTGAATGCCTCCGGTACCCTACCGCTTGGTGACGACATAGATGAGGATTGCGAGACTTGCTGCTTGCGCAGGGTGGTCAAGTCCGACTGCCAGTCCAGCTGCTGCCGCAATGAGTAGGCTTCTTTCGCCAACTCCCTGGACTGCTGCCTTCGCCGTTCGTAGTACCTTCTGATATCCGTTATCGCTTTCTTGTTTCTCATCAGGTGTTGTCGCCATTGGCGCCCTCCTTAGCTAGAATGTTTGCCGCAGCCGCTGCGATGTTGTCGGCATCTGGTACCTCCAACTCCTTGAGCCGGTTGCGAATAAGCTCAAAGATCTTTGCCCAGGACACTGCCAGGTCAAAGCTATTCAGTTTCTTCCGTGGTCTCTGCATCGTCGCCTCCAATCAGATTGAGGAAGTCAGTCTCCTCAATGATAACTACTACCCTCCGCTTAGCCCCGGAACCCGGAGCATCACCGACTACGAGGAGCGGAACCTGATCCGCCTTGCGTGGTACCGCCTGCAGCCAGCGCCAGTACTTCTCGCTAAACATCTGGCCACACTTAGCCTGGATGTTGAACTGTCCTGCCGCTACGTCCTCAGGCCCACCGTACTGTCCGACCCGCTTGCCGCCAAACTTCTTGGCGACTTCCCGCTCGAAGGCATTACCCCTCGAGCGGTTGAGTCTACCCCTACGTGAGGCATCACTCACCTAAGACCTCCCTCACCAGGTTCTCGTACGTGTCCTCCAAGAACACAGGCATGCCACGCCCGATGTACGCACCTGCGATGTTGTAGTCAAAGAACTCCACAGCATCGTCATACGCAGACTTGGAAAGCTCAGCTCGCTCCTCGTCCGACGTATTGACCCGGTTGTGAATCTCCTTGACGATGTCGTTGGCGATGGTCTCGATGATAGCCTTCTTGCTATAGATGAAGATGTACACTTGCCCACCTTCGGTGAACTGCTGACCGACCCCGACGATGCAATCATCAAAGCCGTCAGCTTTCCACGCCTCGATCTCACCGACCATCTTCATGGACAGCTCTCGTCTACCCATTCTTCTTAGCTCGCAGTGGACCGTACTGCAGCGGTGCAATGTCCGACACCAGCATGGTGTAGTACATCTTGCCGTTGTACTCACGGTCCTCATTCAGCTTGCCTACGACGTGCACGTTCGGACGTGGGTCCTTCTCCTGCGAGATGGCCCAGTCGTACACCTTGCCAACGTGCGCCTCAGACTCAGCGTCGAAGAACCGCAGCGTCACGTAAGCGTACCGATCAGGTGCGGCATTAGCGCGGTCGCTGTCTGCCCACTCCTCGTACGCTGCCGTCTGCATGGTGCCGTACACTTCGAGATAGTTGTTACCGTTCTTGGATACCTTGTTGACTGGCGTCTTCTTGTCGCTCAGCCAGATGTCTAGTCTTGCCATCAGAATGCAAACTCCTCTTCCACTACATCAGCCTTCTTCTTGGTTGGCTGTTGAACCACCCCGTTGAAGAGATCCTTAGCCTTAGCAGCAATGATCTCGTCATCCGTCTTGCCGTCTGCCTCTGGGTCATCGCCTGTTGGGATCAGGAACCCTGTGAGCAGAGCGTACTTAAGTGCGCCGGTAGCTGCCTTATACGCAGCCTTGTCGCCGCTGTCCGCCCCCGTGCCGATGGACTGGAACGAGATGGTCTCGCCACTGTCACCGTCGGTGAGCGTCCAAGTGAAACGAAGAGTGAGCAGCGCCTGCTTACCAGACGGTGTCAGCCCCTCGCTAATCACGTCAATGTTTGTCGGGGTCATCGACACGTTGAGCTTGCTCAGCTCAGCGCGTACCTTGTCCGCAACGGCAGATGCCTGTACGAACTTGTACCCCTGGGCGCTGTTCGTGCCGCCCTTCTGCACGTAGCCAACGGCCTCCATGACCTTGGCAATCTTGGTAGCTAGACTGATCTTATCCGCCATATTACCCCCTGCACTTCGTCAGCCATTGGCACCCGCCGCATGGCCACATCTTCTTGGGATCCTTACCCTCCGGCACCGGGAGACGGAACGGAATCCGTTCCTGCTCCTTAAACTTGTTACCGATCTTGAGGACCCGCATAGCCTTATCATACCAGGACCTGTCAATAGTATACTCACTAATCAGGAAGTCATCCTTGCTGACATACACAACACGAGCTGAGATCTGCTGATCGTAGATCTCTTCAGGTAGGAACCCGTTGTACTCCAGCGCAAGCGCGTAACTAGCAGCCTGAATGGCATGCTCTGGCTTAGGTCCTTTAAGGTACTTAAAGCCGTTCGAGTTCATCGACTTCATCTCGATAACTTCCCACCCGTTCTCGTACATGTGGTCTCGATTCTTCCACTGAACAAGATGGTCGATGTTGCCAGAGAAGTTGTACTTCTCCATCTCTACTGGAACCTCAGATTCGAACTCGTCGAATAGCCCAGATGCTTTGAGGTTGCGCTCAAAGGTCTCAGCAATGACATGACCCTGCTCGAAGATACGGTACAACCGATCCTCGAATGGGTTAGTGACAGGCTCGCCTGTAGCATCGTAGTACTGCTGACGCAGGCACGACCCCAGCTTGCTGCCACGGAAGAATGTACCGGACGGTCGATCCGTACGGTTGGCCTTTAACCCCAGGTCAAACGCTCTAGCTATTGTTTCCATAGCTCCTCCTATAAACTAAAAGACCCCCAGTGGGTCCGTCCACTGGGGATCTTAGGGCATCCCACATGGGATGTCAAGTCTTACTTCTTACGTGCGATCAGGCAGCGCTTGTGCGGAGCATCCCCCTTCGAGCTGGCGATTTGCTTGAGCTCAGCCCAGGTGACCGGAACAGCGTACGTCTCCGTACCAGTGCCGCTCATCGTCGGGTCAGCCCACTCCAGGCCGTCAGCCGTAAGCGCAGCGCAGGTCATGTGACCATAGGTCTTACCAGGCTTGCGCTTCTGATGACCTTTGTGCCAGGCACTCATTGGGATAACGGGATAGTTAGCAGCCTGCTCAACGTTGATCAGGACAACAGCCCCGCCCTTTACGGCGTTGACTACAGACACCCAGTCCTTAGGGTACGTCACCTTGAGGCCAGCCAAAGGGCCAGCCTTTACCAGCTGTGCCAGAGACGTTGGGTCAGGCAGACCATCCCGGTCCTTGCGACCAACCTTCTCGCCCCACTCTACTCCGTCGAACGACGTGAACGTCGAGCCAGTCAGGTAGTTGGCAGCGCAGGCTAGCGTAGCCCAGGCGCAGTCATCCATCCAGTTGTCTGCGACGGTCTTTGTCTTCTTGCCCTCGATGTTATCTGTTTGCGTTACGATCTTTAGCTTGCTCATAGCTTCCCTTTCTCTAAAATCAACCGTGCGATATCCATCCAGTTGTTGCTAAAGCGCAGCCCACGGTCGTCGATGTATGCCAGAGCTGGCGGCTTACCCTTACCAGCGTAGACAGAATCGTACGGTACCTCCCACTGGTTAAGCAGGTTGACCATCTCATTCTCTCGCTCGATGCGATCCTGCCAGTTCTCCCAGGACCTGGCTGAGTGGACAAGGATCCTGTACCCCTGCTCTCGCAGCATGTGCAGCGCCTCTACGCAATCCTTCGCAGGAACCAAAGTGCCGAAGACCCTGACGACAATCGTGTCGTCAAAGTCCACGGCAATGGTCTTATCGAAGTGTTCCTGGATCTGGTCTTCGGTCATCGGTGAAGGATGTGCACCATCGGCTTAAGCTTGGCGTACACATCCCGGAGGACCAGCACGTCCGCCTCGCAGTGCTCGATGATCTTCTCGTATGCTGCGCGGTCACCATGATCTGCATCGTCCCACGTGCGTGGGTCAAGCGGGGTCTTCTTGTTCTGAACACCGAAGTACTTCGACACATTGTCAAGGGACTTGCGGCCAATCGCAATCGACGAGCCAGTCGCCTTGTACATAAGGTCGAGATGCATGCGTGGATTGTACGGCTTGAATCCGTGGTACAGCATGCGCGAGTTGAGTACTGGCACGTCGAACAGCTTGGAGTTCCAGCCGACGATAACGTCGTACTTGTCGAGCTCCTCGCAGTATGCCTTCACCAGCACGCTATCGTCCTGCCAGTTCTTGCCAGGGTGCGTGTCGTGGCTGAGCGTGATGACGTTACCAAGGCTGTCGGCAATCGAACCGCACAGCATGCGTCGCCAGTTGCTGAACGTTGTCTCGATGTCGAAGTAGGCGATGTCGATCCCCACGAACGGCGGAGTCTTCGAAGCCTTCTTCTGCGCTGGCAAGAGATCTTCCGGGATCCCCTCAGCGTAGCGCTTATGGAACTTCTGAACCTGGTCCTTGCTCATATTAAGCAGCTCCCCAATCTTGGAGAAGGACAGGCCCTGCTCCTTGAGTTCGCCCACGCGATCTACTAGGTTAGCCTTTGCCATTACTTACCTCCGTTTGTCAAGGCGTCGTACACCTTGGCTGTAAGGGTTACGAGTCCGCCCACAATGGACGCCACGATCCCTGCCTTCCATTTTGCCTCTAGATCGCCAGCTTGTCTAGCCTTCCGCACAGCTTTAGTTCCAGCGTTCTCCATCTCTAGGGCACGGATACGCACGTCGATCTCGTCAAGTTTAGCAAGAAGGATCTCGAACTGCCCCCGCGTCACAGCTGGAACCTCTCAGGGCGGCCATTAATGCGCGGTACTCCTGGTACGGCGGTCCCGCTAGGGCCTGTGCGTGGCGGTGTCGTAGACGGCTTGGGCGGAGTTGGGGGAGGGGATCCAGTAGGCCTGGTTGGCGCCGTTGTAGGCTCTGGCAGCGGGCTTGGCTTCCTCTCCCATGTAATCGCAGGGCCCTTGAACTTGTTAGGCTTGATCAGGTCCAGAGCAAGACGCTCAGTGCCGTCGATCTTAGCCAACCACTGCATACCGCCAACGTTATAGAGACCAGACAGCTCGTCGCCACCGACAGTAACGTTCTTACGGCGGACAACCACACGAACAGTCTCCCCAAGCTTAGGCGTACCGGAAACGCCGATGGGGCCGAACTGCTCGGTTCGTAAAGAAACCTTAATCATCTGCGTGTCTGCGTCCTCAGCAAAGTCGTTGATGATGCCTTGCGCAAAGTTCCCTGCTGCCGTGGCCGAAAGGAACCCGCCCTGGCTTGTGACGGTGGGGAGAGCTGGGCTGGCACTAGTTATGCCAGTTGCCGGAATCTTTACTGCCCCCTTTGTTTTGGATCCTGAAGACCCTTCAGTGCTTGCGCCGATAAGGAAGTCGGTGGTTGGAATAACCCTGGCTGATGTAACCTTGGCGCTACGCTTGTTTGTTACATTATAATCCAGGATCTGCCCTGGGTAGATAATGGTAGCCTGTGGGTTTGGCGAGACAGAGTGGTGTACACTCAGCTTCTTACCATCAGGCGACGCGGAAGGGACCCCGTAAAAGTTAAATACAACCTTCTCGCCATTAGTTCTAGAGCCCATCTCGATATCTGCCATGTCACGCATAAAGTCTACCGGGCCTTGACCTGCTGTTACGTACGGGTGTACTGTTGTTGTGCTTGTTCCTAGGTGCTCGATTGACATGAACTTGATTAGAGGGACTGGCGCTGTCGGTGTTATAGTTGGGTAGTCATCAGATCTATCAAGAATATTAGCTGGATCATTTAGGTCGACAAGATCATCAAATGCATCTTTAATGGTATTAGTCTGAAGTCCCGCTGTGAACGTGGCGTCAAGGGCACGTGTAGTTGCCCCCCAAATATATTGAGGGTAGTTGGCATTACCGGTACCAGCTGCGCCACCAGGAGGTACTAGGGCTGTTGGGTTTAGTGTTCCGTAGTAGTAAGGTGTAATATAGAACTCGTAACTTACTCCCTCAGACAGGATAGACATTGTGCGGTTTAGGTTAGTAGAGCTTGTTGAGTTATGCACCTCAGAACCAGCAGCAAAGTTAGCCACTGGGCGCAGCTTGATGTTGAAGTTAAGTGGGACATTGTTGGACATGCCGATGTCAAGTCCACCTGTGGCAACATAGACGTCGTACTCAACCTTTGCAAGTGGGCCGCCTGGGTTTGAAGAAATAATAAACCCGATCTTCCCCTTTGCTGAAGAGCTTGTGCCGATAGAGAAGTTGCCCTGGACGATTTCACCCTTCTCTCCATCTTGGAATGTATCGTATTTAACTGGTGACCCGGCTCCATAGTTGGCTCGGTAAATATAAACGCATCCGCTCAGAATGACAGTCCCTGTCTTGACCCCTGAGATTTCTTCGTAATCTACAGTTACTGAATCTCTTACGCCACTTGGGATTGCGGAAGACTGTGCGGAACCTGAAAAAATGGACACTTTGCCAGCGTCTGGATATGAGGAGTTTACCGTAGCTACTGCGTATCCTTCTGATGCTTTCGCCCTATCCTTAGAAATAGCTCCCTCGATAACTGACTTCGGCGTGACATCTGCGGTTGGTGCCGTGTTGTCTACAAGGATGGTGGTGTCTGTGTTGGGGATAGCCTTGGCACCGAGCTCCGGGCCATGGATCGGGGTGTAGTACTTGTTCATCGTGGTCATGTAGTCAACGCCATTGATTACCACCTCGTTGGCGCTAGCGTCGTAATCGGTGATGAAGCCAGACTGGATAGTGTCATAGCTACTACCATTCCAGCGCTGCACAACGTAGTGCTGGTTTAGTGGGTCGATGAGCGGAAGGGCTGGGTGGTCTACTGGCAAGGTGAAGAACATTGACCCGCCATCGTTGGCATACAGCTGCACGCCAATGTCACGAGCGTCGGTGATTACAGCAACAGGAGCACCCTGCCAGAACTCGTCCGCTGCATTGTATGCGTTGCGCTGTCGGATAACTACAATGTTCTTAGCTGCCATTAAAGGAGCGCCTCCCTGATGGTGATGCTTACGGTCTGTCCAGCCTGCCCTACTACGGTAACAGAAGAGGTTCCCGGCGGAATGCTGAAGAACTCGTAGCTGGTTAGGGTAGCGGAGCTGGTCGACCCGGCGTTCTTGAACGTGTCAGTAACGTTGGCTGCCACTGCCGTGTGCTCGACCTTCTCGCTACCTAGCTCAACGGACACAGTGCTAGATGTATTGACGTTCCATGTCACAGTAGGCCAAGCGATTGTGGTGCCACTATTGACAACGGACAGAGACCCACTGCCAGTGCGGCTGAAGGTAGACGCTGTCTCGAAGTACTTGTATGGGTCTTCTGCCATAAGGGTGATTGTGCAACGGACCGAGTAGCCACGGTTTGAATCACCTGCGGCTGATGCCGCATCCGTAAGGAATCTAGGCAAAGCCATTGGCCTGACCATCATGTAAAGGCTGTATGTGCCAGCAGCCTTAGGCTGCGTGAACGATAGCTTGCGCCGTCCGTCTGCCTCCAGCGCTGGGTACGTGCCGGTATCTGCAGCCTTAGGCTGTGCCTGGAAAGCTGCGGTTAGCGCAGTGATCTTGTCCCAGAAGTCACCATAGCTGCTGCCGTATACGGACAGGGCGATGTTAATGGTACGGGCTGACAGGTACGGATCGTAGCTGTCGACACCGTCCACTAGCGGGGTATCCTCTGTGAACGCAGTAATCGGAACAGACGAGAAGTCTACCTGCTCAATCATGTATCCAGAAACAGGCGAAGACCCAATCGCATTAGGGTCTCGTATGCTATTGATGTCCAAGGGCGCAGCCCCCGGACGCTGGATAGTTACTGCTGCGCTAAGATCCATTAGGGTGTCTTCCTTACGCGGCGTACAGCCTTAGAGATGCTAGACCAGCGTCGCTCTGCCGCACTGTAAAGCTGGGCCAACTGAATGCTGTTAGTGTCTGATGCCCCTGCTGCGACCTGCCATTGCTGGAATCGGACGCGGTCAGAGATCAGCATGAACATCGCTTCCTTCTGGACCCAGGCACGCACGGCGTTAGTAGCATCGTCGTCGAGCTCGATAGAGGACGAGTCAATCGTGGGCTGCGTATAGTGCTTGTATCCAAACACCCGCAGTGTAGACCCGTCAGGCAGGACGAGATAGGGTGGCATGTGCAGCTTTCCATTAAGGAAGTCCCATCCACCAGTAGCCTGTGCATCGATGGCAAACGGGACTGAAGCCACGAGCTTGCCGCTCTTATACGCGTCAACACGGTAAACAGTGTCGAGCGTAAGTGTGTTGATAGTAAAGAAAGCTCCGACGGCAGGAGCAGTGTAAGCAACTTCTTCATAGATCTCCTGTGGGCGGATGCGCGAGACCTCCTGGACGCCCCACTTGATCATGTCGTTGACTTCGTCGTCACTCCATGTCTTAGTGGCACCAGAGTCACGCAGGTCTCGCCGTACTATAGTCCTGAGTGCTGATAGTGTAATAGCCATAAGGTCTCCTTGCGGTTGCGGGGGCCGGGCCGAAGCCCGACCCCCACTCCCTAGTTACGATTACAGAGCGGTTGCGGTCGACTCAATGCGGAGGTAGCGCGGCTGGCCGGTCGAGGTATTGCTACCATCGAACTCGCCCGTCGTGCCCTCACCACGGAGAATCGCGCCGAAGCGCATCTTGAAGCCAAGCGTTGCAACCTGCGCGATTGGATCGCTGTGGTCGCCGCCAGGAGCCACGAAGTAGCTCTGAAGCGTCTGGCTGTCTCCGACGATGTAGGCGTCAGGCCCAAAGAGGAACGTCGAGTGGACGTCCGCCGAGCTTGCGCCTGCGCCGGTGAAGACCTTTGCGTTTGGCGAAACGAGGAAACGAACACCAGCGTACGCGCCGATTTCTCCGTTGAGGAGGTCGAGCGACTTGGTGTACTTCGTTGCCTCGAGGAAGCCGTTCGCGCTGGTGTCCGTCAAGAGGTCGAACTCGACCCCTGGGTGGATGATTGCGCGGTAGAAGCCGTCAGCGAACGTTGGGACGTTTGCTGCCTTGAGCTTCGCAACAGCCTTCTTGATGGCCAGACCGGTGAGGTTGTCGTTGCTGCCGGTACCAACGTTGGCACGAGCAGAAGCGTCACCAGCATACATAACGTTGGTGCCCTGTGCTACGACGTCACGGATGATGTTGTCCATCGACTCCGTGGCGGCGCGAGCAAGACGCTCCGACGCAATGGCGATCAGGTCATGCGGGCTGTCAAGCTGCGCAAGATCCGAGATCTTGAGAACCTTACCGTACTGCTTTGGCACGAACGACTCGGTCGTAACCGTGAGGTCGTACTCAGAAGGGGCGCCTGCCTCGGTAAGGGTGTCACCTACGCCAAGCGGCGTGAGGTCTGGGTAGCGTGCATAGCGAATCTCGTTGCTCCCCTTCTGGAAGCGGCCCGAGGTGTAGTTCCCCGGCATCGCATGGACCAGTCGGTTGCGCAGGTTCTCCTGAGCCTGCTGCGAAACGAGCTCCGTAATGAGCGCTGAATATGCATTTGACGAGTTACCGTCAATAACTGCACGCGTATTCGTTGCCATTAGTTACTCCTTTTTTACTCGCCCCAAGGATTGCCAAGGGCAGCGATGTCCTTAACAATGTCCTCAGAGGAGCGCTTCTTTCCGGTCGAAGGAACGCCCTTCGCCGGCTTGTTTGGATCTACGAACTCCTGCTTGGGGGCCCCGCCAGTCTTCATGAATGCTTCGAACTCAGCAGCACGCTCCTCATCTGAGAGAGCCTCCACCTTCGAAACCCACGAAGCGTAGGTTGGGTATTCCTTGGACAGTCGCTCACGCTTCTCGGCTTCCCGAGTTGCCTTCAGTTCCTGTTCCAAAGTGGCGATGCGTCGCTGCGCACGTTCAAACTCTGTGAGGCTTGCCTCCTCCATCTGGAGCTTCCAAGTCTGAACCTTTTCGTATTCAGCCTTGATCTCATCCAGCTGCTTCTTGGTAGCCGTCAGAGCCTGGTCCTTACCAGCGAGACGCTTCTTCCAAGTGGTGATGTCGTTATCCTGGTCAGTGGTAGGCTCAACCTGCGACTGGTCCTGGTCGTTCAGCACGACTTCGTCGGTCACTTTGACCTCCTTTTAATCCAAGCTCGAAGGGAATGCAGACGGAACCCGTCTGATAGGCTTCGGGCTATTATCTTCAAATGCTTGCCCAATACCTTCTAGTGCAAGAGGCACTGTTGTGAATGGGCCAAAGTCAGAGAATCTGCTAAGTGTGTCGTCAACGAGGATGTTGGTAAGGGTGATGTCCTTATCCGTAGCAAGGCGCTTGTAGATGTTTCTCGCCCATACCGGCGGCACAACTGACAGATCCCACGGCACGCCTGGGAAAAGCATCGTTGCCATGTACATCATCTCAGGCTTAGCCTCGAGCGCACGGCGGAACGATGGGTCCTCTTCGAGCTGGGCCTCCACATAGTCACGAACATTCATGTATGCAGAGTATCCAGCGCCTGGGGCCTTGACACCAAAGCCGCCCTTGAAGAGCAGCTGGTAGAACTCTGGCAGGATCTTCTTGAACATGTAGCTGTACGGATAGAAACCAAGCATTGGGTGGTTAATCGTACGCTCGAAGAACGAGCGCTGCGATGCGTAGTAGGTCGTCTTGTTCGCCTGCTCGAGAGCCTTGGTGTACGCGTACTGGAACGCATTGTACACGGTCTCTTCTGCGCTGCGGTTGGAGATGATCTCCAGGCTGTTCTCCTGGAACACCCTAATCAGGCTTGGGTCAGCTGCGATCTCTGCGCGCATGGCGTTGCTCACGGCCTCAGAGAACGCCCGCCCTTCCGTGAACATGTTTGCGCCACCGTTCTTGGCAGCGTCAATGGATCTATTCACGGCGTCGATAACATTCTGCGCCTCAGTCGAGAAGCCCTTACCAACTAGCAGGGTCTGCACAACCATGTCGCCAAGGTCAGTCATCGCTTCAGGGTTGATCATGCCAGAGGCGCTGGCCAGGGTCCTGAGAGCAGACTGCTTGTGGATCAGCTCGATGCTCTGGATGTCAAGTCTATTGAGCACCTCGCCCAGCTTGTCTGATGCTTCAGCAAGACCGGCGGTGGAGAGGAAGCCACGCATATCTTCTGGAACGTAGGCCTGCTCCCTCATGGCATCCTCTAGTCTAATGATCCTCTTGCGAAGGGTCTCAGCCACAGGGAGGATCTCAGTCATGTCGTAGCCAGCGTCCTGCAGGGAGATCATGTGCTTGTCCAGCTCTGCTCTCCAGATGTGTGGGTTCTGGGTGTAGTACTCGAGGAGTTCCTCTGGCCCAAGGTTCTTGCCACCAAACTGCCCAGCCAACTCCTCAGGGAGTCTGCTGTTGCCAGTGATTAGCTCTACCTTAGCGGCAAACCGGACGTTACCCTCTGGGTCAGGGATGCGGTTGAAGCCAACGCCTGCCGGCCTGGATGCTTCAATGTCAGAGAGCACACGCTTCGTGTCGCCAAGTCGCAGCCTATAGTTCACGTAGTTCGTGAATATTGCGCGGGCGTCGGTCGTGCCGTAGTGGGCGGACAGGGCGGACCAGGTGTTGAAGTCTCTGTTTCTTAGCGTCTCAGAGAACGTCTTCGCCGTTAGGTCAAGCGCCAATGCGTCTCTGTACTTCTCCTTATTCTGGGCAAGCTTGCTAAGTGATCGACCAGTCTTGATGTTCTGCCACAGGCCAGTGGCCGCAACCACATCATCGTATCGGCCAGTTGTTGCCTGGGCAATAGCGTCGTTGCGGAACACAGCCAGGAAGTTAACGTTGTCCAGATAGTTCTGAGTTTCAGGACCGACGTCACTGAGGTTTCTAAGTTGGCCAGCGCTCACGTTGGAGATAGCGCCATCACGGCTAATGCTGGCTAGGGTATCGACATCGACACCACGAGCAGCGTTTAACGTCGGGCTCTCAAGGTACTCTTGGACAAAGTAGATTGGGTTCATCTTGAACTTAAGCGTTGGATAGATTCTGTCGGTGTACCCTGCGATCCACGGAGCCCAAACCTTTGCGCCACCTGTAGCGTACTGGGTAGCGCCGATGACGTTCTTGTCGCCACGGAAGGCGTACATTACTGCTCTTGTAGGATCGAACTTAGTCGCACCATCAACGGTGTTTCGCATGTATGACTGGACAAAGTTCTCGTAAGCGCCGACACCGCCGACCCTATCAATAGCGTTCTTAAACGCTGTGTAGTGCTCAGTGGTCTCAAGCCCTCTTGCGGACACGCCGTTGGCGATACCCCTCTGCACAAGATCGTCAAGCACTGCATCTGCTGCCTCCTCGCCAAGGCCGCCGCGAGCTAGGTACGAAGCCATACGCCGTCTGATAGATGCGGTGATGTACTTCTGTGGGATGTCGCTAAACCACTTGGTTCCAAACTCCTGTAGGAACGTAGACTTGTACTCCGGATTTGGCACCATCCGCTTCGACACCTTCATAACGCTTTCGCTAGTGTTGTCAATAAACGGAACGATCTTATTGGAGAACATGCCAGCCCTCTTGCCGCCCTGGGCAGTTGCCGTCTCAAGGAAGGATGGCTTGTAGATCATGTTGTTGGTTGGCGCAAGGGCAACCCTGTATGCACCGTTGTTGAGTCCTGCAATGAAGTCTCCATCGTAACCAATGATGCGGAGAGCTGACGAGAGCCTGGCGATCTGGCGATCTGAAAGCTTCTTTGAGGTAAGCCCCTGGTCGATAGCCTCGCGCAGGAACTCGTAGATCTCCTTATGGTTCTTAGTGCCACCGAAAGCCCTGACGTCGTCAAGCTCATCTGCCGCTGTCTTAGCCCACATGGCTCGCACATCGTCAAGGTTGCTTGTGTTGTCAATCCCATCAATAAGCTTGTTGAGGATCTTGACGTATCCTCTTGGCGCCTTAGGATTGGTGGCCATTTTCTGGAGCTGGCGCTTGATCGTAGCTACGTCGCCGTACGATCCAGCTCTGCGAGCTACGCTGGAGCTAACGTTGTCTTCAATGTTTACCGTTACCAGTCTGGCTTCATCGTCTACGTACCTCGACGTAGCTTCTGGTGTCGCCTTCTCCACAAGCATGTAGGCATGGCGTAGGGCTGTGGCTGTGTCGCTAAATAGGTGATACTTGGATACGACGTTGACCTTGCCGCCAATCTCTGAGAAGATGTTCTGCAGCTGCTCGAATGACTCCTGCCCGATCTCGGCGATCAGCGTTGGGTCGGCTGCCTGGACTCTGTCGAAGAGTCTGTTCACAGTGCCGGTGACTTCGCTTGCGCCAGAGTAGCCGATGGACTGCACAAACAGCATCTCTTCTGCTGCCTCGTCAATGGCTGCCTCGCTCTTGGGAAGACCACGCTCATCGTAGAACTTACCGAATCTCTCTTCGAACGTTCGGCGCCATGCAGCGGCAACTTCCTCCCACTTCTGCCCAAGGGCGATAGTGGCCGACTTGGCATGCTGCTCGAACATGGTCCTGGCAACCTGCTTGTTGCGAACCTCGAACGTGAGCTTGACCATCTGATTCTTAATCTGATCAACACCAGCCTGGTGGAATGCCTCAACGCCAGACTCCTTGATCTGGGACACAAACGTCTTCTCGAACGCCTGCCCGGCTGGTGCGTCTGGGTTGGCACGTCGGATAGCCTGGATGTCTCCGATGTTCATCTCGCTCTCGATGTAGTTGGCAAGAGCCTTAATCTGTGGGATGGTGCCGCGTCCAGGCGTCAGTGCAGCAGCCTGCTGGTCTACGCTGGATAGGAACTCGATGCGCTTTGTGAGCTCTTCAAGGTTGGTGGCGTCAAACATGCCGACGATACCTGTGTCCCCGCCCTGGGCGGCAGCAGCGGAAACGTTCGTTCGCATCTGCTCAATGACTTCTTGTGGGGTGAATCTTACCTCTGCTCCGGCACCGCTAAGGGTTCTTAGGTCTTGCTTCGCGTCGAAGTATGCCTTGGCAATGCGCTCAGCTACGTTGGTTGCTCTGTATGTGTTCTTCCCAAGGAAGACGTTCTGCATGCCGATCATGCCGAAGTTGGCAATGCCTCTTCCAACCAGCTCGTTGAACGACGACGTCACGCCGTCGCCAAAGATGCCAGCGCCATACTTGGCAACACGCTCGTTCAGCCTAATGCCGCCCAACTCTCTCTGCATAAGCATGTGGGCAGGCACAGTGAAGGCAGAAGCTAGGTACTTCATGGGGCCGCTTGCCGTCTCAGTCATAGCCTTAAGGGCGCTGTACGTTCCGTAGATGATCCCCTCGTCAATGGCGTTAGCGTCCTTCATTGCCTCTTGCGCATTAGAGATGATTTTCTTCTGGGCCTGGATGACGCCTGGGTCCTTGGCTCCTTCTAGGATTTTCTCAGCCTTGGCAATCGCCTGTGTAGCCTGTCGACCAATGGCAAGTCTCTCGCTGAGGTTCATGCCTCTTGGCTTGTTTAGTCCAATGGCAAGCTTCTCTGCGGTAGTAAGTTCTCCGCCGAATGCGGCAACGTCGGATTCGAGGACTTCTTTGCCAGCCAGCTTCGCTCGCTGAGCAACTCGCTCTAGCTTTCCGGCACGCTCAAGGGCACGACCAGCAAACTGGCCAGCTTTTCTTGCGCCGACAACTCCACCGATAATACCGCCGCCGACTGCGCCGATAGGTCCAAGGCCCATTGCGCCAGCAGCTGCACCACCGGCCACGCCGCCGGCAACACCGGTAGCGACGCCGACTGCAGGCTTGAGCATACCGACCTTTCCAAGTACGGCAGGCGTGTACGTGAGTGGATCTGTCAGGAGGCTGAATACCAGGTTGGCTTCAGGGGAGTCGCTCCATGCTCGTTGTGTCTTCACCATGTAGTTGAGTACGTCCATCTCGTCAGCCCCAGAGTTAATCATTCTCTGGATGTCTGCTGGCAGATCTTCCTTGCGTGTCAGAGCCTTTCGCAGGAACGCTCCGCCAGTGCTTACGATGTTAGACGAAAGCTGCAGGGCCTCTAGGCTCTTGCCCACGACAAAGCCGACAGGGCTATCAGCTACAAACTTTACCGCATCGCTAAGAAGCGGGATCTTGCTGCCGATAGAGATACCAGTCTTGATGGTGTCAGTTACTGCGCCGCCCATTGCAGCAAACAGCTGCTCGTCTGGGCGCAGATCCTTTACCTTCTGATCTCCACCAATGTCAAGATTGATCCGAAGATCCCTGGTACTTACTTCGTTACCAGGTAGACGCTGTGGTGGCTGGTCGTAGTATAGTGGCATTAAACATTGCCTCCAGTTCCAGGTGGTCTATTTCTAGGAGTGAGCGAGTACGATACCGGCTTGGTCTCCTTCGGCTTGGCGGTAACAGGCTTCGTTTCGGCTGGCTTTGTAGTGCCAACCTTTGGAGCCCCAAAGATATTCGGGATGTTCCGGAATACTTCGCCAAGGAATCCAAACGGTCCGCCGTCGTCCTTCTTCCCAGACCCTCCAGCTGGAGTTGGGATTGCAGGAGCAGGCGTTGTGCTATTTGGGATCTCTGGCCCGCGTCCATTGTTTGGCGTTACCTGAGGCTGGCGCCAAGTCGGCACAGGGTCTTGTGGGATAGACGGAGCTGGGTACGTTGTCCCAGGGACAGTACCCTCACCCTTCGGAATCACTGGAGCCCCGGACTTAATATTTGGGAACAACGCTGTGATCCTTGCGCCAACGTCACCGTATTTACCAAACTGCTCAGCCTGGAGGTCCATGTTGTACGTCGTAGGGATGCCAGGGATGCTTGCGTAGACGGCCTTGATCAAGTCCTTCTGAGTTACCTGCTCTCCTCTTGCGGCTGCGTACGCAGTAGCCCTAGACAAGATATCTGATGGATTCTTAAATGCCTCGTCGATAGCGCCCTTGACATTGGCTGGATCAGTAATAAACCCAGGATCCTGTAGGCTGGTAACCCCAGTCTCTGTGAGCTGCATAATGCCAGCTCCCTTGCCAGTAGTAGACCTACCAATGAAGTATTCGCTGTCTGGGTTAGTGATCCCAGCGAGAGCCTTGTTGATGTCAATGCCTTCTGCTGTGGCACGGTCGGTTGAGGACACCCTGATGATGGCAGGCTCTTGCGAGTTTGGCACCATGAAGGTTCTGTCATCGATGTCGACTCCAGCAACGTCACGCATCCAGCGCTTGAACTTGTCGTAAGGGATGATGATGCCGTTCGGCGCCTTGCCATTAGGCCCTTCTAGCCCTCCGACAATACTGACGTAGATGCCAGCATTCTTGTCCCCTGGGCCACCAGTCCTGTAAACGTTAATCTGCATATTTGTGTTCGCTGCTGCCCAGTCTGTTGCCTCTTGCGATCCCTCAGTTACCTGGCTAATCGTCAATGGTTCGCTGATACCGCCGTAGGTCTTGCCGCCTACCTTGATGAGGGCAGGACGTGCAAGCGGGCCAGCTGGCGAGGATGCATCGCTGATCGTCACAGTGCCGGTTGGGCGGATGACAACCTGCCCGCCGTTAGCCAGCATGTAGCTGCTCATGTGAGCGCCGAGCACAATCTTTACCAAGCTCTTTGGTGAGATTGTAGCAGACCCGCCAACCGAAGGCATTACAAGTGTGGCAGCCTTCGTCGCGGCTGCTTCCTCGATGCTAGCAAACGTGTCTCGTGATAGACCGTTCTCGAAGGCGGTCTTCCATTCTGCCGAGCTGATCACGCCGTCAGGTGGGTTGTTGTCTTGGATGAGTTCGCTGCCAAAGCCCTCGATGAGCGTGACAGGGATATCGCCCTTGGCAAGTGACTTGAGTAGTGAGTATCCTTCGACGTCACCGAGCTTGTCACCAAACTCCTTCATGACTGCGAATACAGCCTCAGGATGTCCGCCCTCTCCGATCTTGGTTGAGCCGTCGCTTCTGAAGTACACGCCAGCAGCGCCTAGCCCGGTGTACAGTGAGTCAAGGGCGCTTACACTTCCGCCAGAGCTGAACGGGATGCCGCTTTGCGAAACGTATGCGTTACCTGTGGCGATCTCGCCATCGAGGTCACCCTTGATCTTAAGTCTATCTTCTTCAGACAGGCCGCCTAGGCCGTTATCCCTAAGGTCAATAAGTTGCGATTGGCTGCCTACAACCAAAGCGTTGAACTCTGAGAGCAGCTGATCCCCAGCGAATCTTGTTACGTCGCCGTAGAATCCATCGTACTCGCCGCCCTTGCCGATAGCAGAAGCGAGGGTCTGCATCGTTTCGTAGTAAACAAAGTCGCCCTTAGCCTGGCCGATGAGTGAGTTGATCTCAGCCATGTTGATGCCATTGGCATCAGCATATGCCTGGAGCATGTCTCTGGCCTTGTCGTTTAGTGCGCTCTTGATAGCGTTGAACTTCTTGACGACCGCCTCGGCTGCCTTTCCCTCGCCTTCAGACTTAGCCTGCTTAGCAGCCTCAGCCTGTAGCTTTAGGATGCCACGGTACGCTTCGCTGTCCTTTGTGTAGCCAGCGTCGAGAGCGCCTTGAAGCTGGCCCTTTAGCCAGTTATTGTATTGTCCTCTGGTCATGGTCTCGTTGTTGACGGCGGCAACCTTGCCGTCGTTCTCAACGTTGAACCCGGCAACGAAGACTGCGCCCTTAATCTTGTCGGCCTGGGCGCTATCGCCATTCTCGAGCAAGGCAGCGATCTCTCCGTCTGCCCAGTTACGGACGTCGGAGAGTTCCACCTCTGCGATCCCCTTATTGGAGAACGCCGGCCCGAGAAGGCCGAAGTCAATCTGGGTTCCATTGTTCATCGAGTCAATAACAAGGTTCTGTACATCGCGCTGGTATCGTGAACGGAATGTTGCCAGCTGCGAGTTGAGGGTCTCGTACTCAGTCGATCCAGGCGGGAAGCCCTGGAGCATCTGCGACATGTACGTCATGACGTACTCGCCGTCTACGTTCTGACCATTGAACTGGGTGGTGTATCTACCGTCCTTCATGTTGTTCTCGTAAGCGTTAAGGATGTTCGTGAGCTCAGTGCTCATCTGCTCCTTGACCAGCTGGTACACGAGTACAGAAAGGTTCTGCGTTGTGCCTGATCTGCCGAAGCTACCACGTCGGGCCATTATTCATTACCTCCCTGCATTGATTGAAGCATTGACATTATGTCTGCTCCGCCCTCTTGCGCGTTCTGAGGGAGAGCTTCTTGCGGAGGCACGGCGCCATCCGTTGGTGAGTTGAGCATTGGCATGCCACCCTGTGGTGGGTTCATGCTAGCCATGGCCTCCATGGCGCTTGCCTGCCCTGCTGCTGCCTGCTGCTGAGCTGCCTCAGGAGCCTGCTGCTGCATCTGCGAGAACATCTGGATGAGCGCACCCATCGTCTGTACCGCAGCTGGGTTGAGCGTGGCGTCTGTCTGCTCGTCGCGGATCAGGTCCTTCTCGCCCTCTGGATCGCTTACGCCCATGCGATCCATTGCACGCTCTGCCGACCAGAGTCGGTTCTGCACCAGGTTAATGGCAGTCTGAGCAAGCTCGATGGTGTCTCGTGGTGTGAGCTCTGGTGGCGTCAGCATGATGGAGTATTCGCCATCGATGACGTTGGCAACTGCCTTGTCCTTGTTCTCCCACACGCGTGCGCACACTTCCCATACCTGCTGGATCCAGCTGTAAAGGAGCTTGCGCTTCGGGGAGATGCGAGCTTCGTAGTTGGCCATGAGTTGCGCAATCGCACGGCTCGAGCCAAGCACGCTAGATGGAGCAAGTCCAAGTAGAAGATCGTTCAAGCCAGAGGCGACTGCAAGTTCACGGTCGATACGCTTGTTGTAATCCTCTACTTGGAACTGAGGAATGAATGGGTTGATGGATTCGATGCGGTTCCCGGCCCCAGGGGTAGCGACCTGGTTTGGCTTCGGGATGGCGTTGGCCGGGACCTCATCGGGAGCCTCAGCGCCAGTGAGCTGCCACATCTGACCGCCAACGACGGAGTGGATCATCTGGGCTTGCGCCGTGATCTTCTCGTCCTTCTCCCGGAGGAGCTGCTCGATGTCGTACAGCTCAGGCTTGCCGTATGGGCTGCCTGGGATCATGCTGTTCCGGAGCATGATGTAAGGGATGATCCCCTCAAGCTCAGGGTGCTCAGTGCGCTTCACGACGGTGTTGCCGACGATGATAGCGTTGCACACGAGAGGTGGCTTGCCTGGGGCAGTAGGGTGCTTGTACCAGTAGTCCATGATCTCGATCTTCATCTGGTCGTACGCCGTCTGGTAGCGGATCGGATCGCGGTGGTAGCTGTTCAGGTAGATGCTGGCGATTGGGTCGTCATGCGTGCTGGACGAGGTGTATGGGAACCACTGGTTGCCATCTCGTACCGGGATCACGTCAACGCCCCACTCCTCTAGCACAGCCTGTGGGGACAGGCCGTAGCTGTACAGAGCCCAATCTACACGGGTGTAGTCAGAGCTGCCGTAGCCAACGTAGAGGTTTTCTGGGGTGTCGACGATCTGGATGCGTGGCATCTTCTTGATCGGATCCCAGAAGATCTTGGCAGCGGTGTTGCCGTACAGGGCCTTGAGAAGAGCTGCCTCTTCGAGCTTGAGGTCCATGTCATTGGCATCCCACCAAGCGTACATGAGACGCTCTCTGCGTGAAGCCTGGTTTCGCTCGCCTTCGGTAGGGCCAGTTGGGACGTAGTTAATAACAGGGGTGACAGCCTGCAGTGAGGCTGGGATCTGGACGTAGGAAGCGTGCAGGTTGACCGACACGTGCGAGCGGCCTGAGAGCCGTGCGCTTGGGTCCTCTGCCCAGTGATCCGCACCACCAAGGGTGAAGGTGTTAGGGTGGAAGTAGTGGTCGTAGCGTCGGTAGATCGCACGCATGCGGTTCTGCTCCGGCTCTACCAGCTGCTTGCGGTTCATGGCCTCGAGTGCCAGGAGGAAGTCCTCGTTCTCCTCAGCTACCTCGCCAAGCTGGTTGAGGCGCTGGCGCTCCAGTGACATGCCCTTCTTCTGCTCGGCGGTGAGGGCCTGCAGTCGGTCGAACTTTGGATTAATCTTGGAGACACGCACCTTGCCGCCGGAGATGAGGGCGTCATTGATGGTGCGGCCTGAGCCAGCCTTCTTCGTACGACCATTGGCAATAGCGCTGGGGAGTGCGCGTGCCTTGCGGCCTTTCGTAGCAGCTGGTGTGGCTTCTGTCTTGATTGGGGTACCAGGAGCAGCAACTGCTGCAGTCTTCTGGCCACGGATCTCCTTGCGGGCGGTCTCGATAGCCTTCTTGATACCCTGGATATTACCCGGAGTGACGACGTTAGGGTCAGTCGTGATTAGAGAAGGTACTTCCTTCCCATCCACGAATGACCCAGAGGTCATCTTTAGTTTGTCTTTAGGCATTTGCAATCTCCCCAAAATAGCTGAACACAGGCTTCGTCACCGGGTTCGAAGGGTTTCTGGTCGCGTGCCTCACCGACAGCGCCAGTGCCATTACGGCATCAGTTTCCAGCTTCTTGTCATCTAGCTTGTAGCCCAGCAGCTGGCGCCGGAGCTCCATCCAAGCACCCTT